TAATCTCTGATGCCATTGTTATCCTTTAGGATGATCTGCTTTTACTTTGTCTATTGCCTTATGCTGTCTAAGACTAAGGTGCTCATTATTCACTAGGTTCAGTTGAATATTCTAATAATACTTGCGTGCGATTCGGCACGATTTGTGACATTCCCGCCGGAGTGGGAGAGATAATTGAATTTTATAACATCACTTGCCGCAAACACTCCTACGAAAGTCGCAGTTGCTGAACCATAAGAAGTAGCGCCTTCTGTTTGCACAACTTCATCGTTGCACGCAGCTATTATACCACTACCATACGTCCCAGACACGGACATAATGTTTCCAGAACAATATCGTTCATCACCGTTCAGAACCCAATTAAAACAGCAACTTATAAGATAGATTCCACCTTTAACTAAAGTGACATTTGCACCAGATTTGGTAATATTTGTAGTATCACCTGTTAATGTACCAAATGTCATGTCTCCGTAAGTCGTACTGCAATTATTTAATTGGGCATAAACCCTATCAGTGAAAGTTGCACTTGAACCTATAGTTCCGTTAAAAGTAGCATCAGAACCGATAGTAACCGCACTAGATGAAAGCGTTGCTAGTGTCTTCGTGTTACTCTTGTCCTTTATAGAATCAACGTATACTGCACTCATACAACCACCAAGGTTCCATTAACTGTTATAGTCCCATTTGCAACCACAGGGCCTCCAACCACTGCAGAGTCACCTGATGCGATTGTCCATGACTTCCCTGTTGGGACTGTTTGTGTACCTCTATAAAGCATACTTGTCCTTATTCCACTACTATCGAATTGTGCTACCTCTACACCACCTGCACGAATATCTACTTCGCCTGATGCTGATTCCTGAATACCACCTTCCACATTCCCTATCCGTCTCATGAAATCTCCTCGTACGATGCAATAACATCGAGATCATTAGCGACACTTGCCTGTGCATAAATACTACGATCTTCTTCAATGTACATTGCTGTTGACTTGTCTATGACAACCAACATACTTCCTGCAGGGACTGCAACTGTTTTTGCCATGTGTTTTGATGTAGACCCCGCATCTGCTACCGCATCCTTTGTAACATACGTTACAGTTATATTCGCAGAATTTGTACCATCATCATTGACCACAATCAGTTGATTTAATTTAAATACTTTCCCTGAACTTTCTGCATTAGAAAGTATAAGCGTGTTATTTACGGAATCTAAATCTACCGCTACACTCTTAGCAGTGATTGTTGCGACATTAACTACATTTGGTGCGGCCATAATTCCTTATCCGAAGACAATTGACATTGCAATCGACTTTCCTGTTGTTGCTAATTTGTTCATATCATCTCCTGATGCAGTGACTAAAGTGCTTCCTAAAACCAACCCGTTTGAAGAACCATCATGTGATGCGATTGTAAGATTGTTTGCACCATCTGCAATTGTTAGAGTCCCTGTCATTGTATCTCCTGATGCTTTAACTGCATCTGCAATAAAGAAACTACGGAAAACATGTAATTCAAAGATATCATCTTCTATTGCAGGGTCTTCAAGTGCAATCTGTGTAGATGTTGCTGTATAATCATCTGTTTCTTTTAATAGTATCCCGTTTAAATACACACCGTACTCATCACCACCGTCTATGATGCAAGGGAAGTTTGTCTGTCCTCCGTTTCCCACAGTTGTTATATACTTGTCAACCTTGCTATTTCCTGCAACTGAGGCTTTTCCGATAAAAGGCATTAGGCAGTAATCTCCATATACGACAGAGTGACATCAATATTTGCATTATCTGCATAAACTTTTAGTTCATCAGTTGCTTCCAACACGTATTTTTGTCCTGCCATGATTTCTAAAGAACTTTGTTCATCAATAGTAACATCCTTAATGACAAAAACATCTGCATTGTCACCGTTGTTATTTTCATCATTGTGTGCAGGATTATCTGTATCAGAAGACAACACAACACTTGTATCAATACTTGAGGTATGTTTGTTTGTGAGCATCAATGCCAACACAATCATTGTAGTACTGCCGGGGCATGTATAAATCTTTGCTGTGTTTGCTCCAACTGTTGTTGCTACTGATGCAACAGTGGTTACTTTAAAAGTGTTAGCCATACATCATCCTAACGCAATTGCCATAGCAACAGCATCGTCAACAGTTGCCTGTGCCACGTTGGTTACATTACTTAAACCTATCTGAGTTTTTGTCACAGTGTGTGGATTAGAAACATCATCTACATGATCATCTAACTCACCGTTTAAAAAATCATAGGCAGTTTGACTTACGCCCCCTATAGTACTTAACGTCTCTGATGTAGATAACGACTCTAAACCACTCGCAGTAAAGTACGCAAATTCGTTATCTGCCACTGAGACTGAATCTATCTTGACTGCGTTTGTGTTTGCAATCCCGAAAGTTGGTTTGTTTTGGATAAAGGCATCATGACTCGATGATGCTTGATCCCAATCTGCTTGAACATTGACTTCTGCACTTGTTGCAACCCCTGACAGCTTTGTTTTTTCCGCATCTGTAAACGCATTCGTATCGGATTCACCCTCGTAGGCAGATTTTATCTCTGCACCTGTTTGGTCTACAGTTGCAGATGCCTCAATTCCGTTTAACTTCGTATGATCCGCATCGGTGAAAACATTTGAATCTGTTGCCGACTCAACTGCACTACGAATCTCAGCATCGGTCTGATCTGCTGTTGCACTTGCTTCTATTGCATCAAGCTTATTTTTATCTGTAGTAGACATAAACCCTGCATTTGCCCAACCTGCATTTGTGTGGCTATGACCACCAAGTGAGATAGTTCCGCTTGATATATTCAAGCCGGAACCCGTATTTACAATCACGCCACCTTTTACAGAATCTGTGGCATTAGGAAGGGTGTAATTATTAGCAGAAGTGGCTATTCCTGTTAACTTCGTCTTCTCTGCATCTGTGTATGCATTCGTGTCAGACTCTGCTTCGTACGCTGTTTTTATTTGCGCACCTGTTTGGTCTGCTGTTGCACTCGATTCAATCGCATCTAACTTTGTCTTGTCTGCACCACTCATTGTTCCTGATGCAGATGTTGTTGCATCCGAAATTGCTACCGTAAGAGAATCACTTCCACTATTGATTGATGCGGATATCGGGGCAGTCCCGGTGAAAGTGAATGTATCTGTGCTAGAATCAGGAACTGCAGTACCTGACCCGTCTGTAAAACTCTGAAATACAACCTGATCTGACCCTGTCTTTACAAACGGGGCAGAAATCGTCACGAGATTATTCGTGGGTTCTGTAACAGAAATCGTATTAGTCGAAGGTGAGACTGTTACGGTGTTCTTTGTTTCAGATACTGATACTGTGTTTACTGTACTCATACTGTTACGTTTCTACTCAAGGTTACCTTGCCTTCTAAAACTCTACTTACTGTATCAGGATTCGGTGTTGTATTTGTTAATTCAAAATCATAAACTGCATCATCAAAGTCGTAGTTTGCTGTTGCCGTGTTTGCTATGAAAATACTTATATTAGGACTTGTACTTGCCAACGTGATTCCACTTCCGTTTGTTAAACTTGCGATTTCAGTGCCTCCTACAGATTCCTTAATTTTCATTGATGCTGTGTAACCTGATCCTAAAGCCAAGAGATCACCTGCGTTGTCTTTGTAATCAATATCAAGATTCAAATCTGCGCCTTGTTCTATTAGGATATCATACCTTCCTGCACTCATCGAGCTATCCTCATGCGTGATTCATTTCTTCCTCCACCGTACGATGCAGAGTTGATGCCTTCTGTGCGCCTGCACTCCTGTGCTACTGCATCGAATTTACTTTTCCAAGCTACGCTTTTCTCCACATTGCGTAAATTTGTTTCCTTCAAGTATGCCCTGTCTAATGCTCCAAAAATCAATGCTTCCTGCCAAATCTCATGTATCTGAGGACTTGTTGAATCACTAGCAATATTAGTAGCATCCACGACACCACGTATTTCGAAGTCCTTGAAGACTTTAGTGGTAGTTACAGTTAATTCAGCATAGTTGCTAGAACTACCCGGATCTGTGAATCTAACAACCTCGTCTTTCGCATACCCACCCCCGGAATTTGTTATCGTAAATGTGGGATTACCTGAAGAATTTGTGACTATGTTGCACAACATACCTATTCCTGAACCTGTGGTTGAAGTCTGAGAAATACCTGTATGCGTGTATGTGGCGGAATCCCCGGCATCGTAACCCCACGCCCCACTTGGTGTAGGAGTAAGGTCACTAACAAGTGTATTTGCCTCTTCATCTATATACATCTGATCTGCCTGATACGGCACAGGGTAGATTCGGAAAGTTCCTGCAGTCCGATGTGTCATGATGACTGCACACACCTCTCCCTGTATATCTCTCCACTTTGGAATTGAGGAACTGCCTGTGATTTTGGTATCGAAAGGATTTGGGATGAGACCCAATTGTCCGTCTACTAACTGCCGTTCTCCACCTTCGTGGTAGGCAACAGAATTTATCTCGGACTCGGAAAGGATTTCTAATTCTACTCCGTCAAGAGTGACAGAAGTGATTTCAGAAATAGCGGAAGGCTTTGTGTAGTTTGGGCCTATCTTCCTGAAAGACCCTGACGCATCAGATATAGTGCTACCTGCTTGTGTTTGATCTAAAACACAAGTAAACGTATTTGTATCTTTTGCACGTATGACAAAAGTTTGATCATCATATTCGGTTACAGGTGCAAACCCTGTAAAGTAAATTGCATCCCCTACCGAAAACCCGTGGGATGACGATGTCCCTGTGATCGTACGCCCGTCAACGGCAATCGTACCTGCCTTATCGGAAGCGGGTCCGATTGAAAGCGTGGCTGTTGTTGTCGGTTGTTTTGTGATTCGTACGAATTCCCTTTGGGCATCATTTATGTAACCGTTTATATCAGTATCAGTCCAATGTCGATTCTCCGTGTCTTGGAGCGCACTTTCGATGCGCTGTCGGAGTGTCCCTCTGTTCATTAATTATCAACATCAATTTGTTCATAACGATCTTTAGCGTCTTGAATTAATGCGGGGTCGATATTTAATGCACCTGCTTCGGGCCACTTCTTTACCGTGAACGGATACCGTTTGGTTGGAGTTGCAACTAACTCTTCTCCGTACACAGGTTGGCGATAAGTGGTTTCGACACAATTGTTGAGGATCTCAACATGAGACAACGGAATGACTCTATCTGATCCTCGTGGGATCTTTATTGACCAATCAAAGTAGGTCACCTGAACAGGAGCCTGCTGATGTGGTTCACTCCCCTGATGTATGTTCACTACACAATACCCCGGAGGGACATCCTTCATTGCCTTTGCATCGTACTCCATCGCAATCTGATCACGCCCTGAAATTTGGATTACTTTACCTGAACCTGAATCCAAATAACTGTTATCGAGTTTTGGCTCCCGAAATGCACTTTTTGACTTACGCTTCTTTACAAGACCGCCTGCAACTTCACTCATTTGAAATTACTAGAAAAGGTTATAATCCCCGCATCGTACGACACGGGGATGTTAAGGATCAAGCGTTATGCAGGATCAGTAAGATCTGCTTGCGCCCAAGCTATGTCTGCGTTGAACCTGTACTCTAACCAAACGTACAGAAGTCCGGCAGATGGAGCCGCTGAAGAATCCACCGTTATGCGGATCTTATTAGCGTCATCGCCTGTAGTGTCGGCTGTCCCCCAACATTTTGCTGAAGAACCTGTTGAAGTTTCAAGATCATGTCCATCTATAAGACCGTCAGGATTAGAAACAGGCCCGACATCAAGGACACAAGTGCCACTTGAAACCATCGCTGTCCCCCTCACCTCTGCACTTGTGACAATTGCACCGGGAGCAAGGACAACATCAATAGTACCGTCACCGTTTGAGTCGAGAGTCAGATCCCCACCTGTCTCACCGTCACGGGCAATAACAAGGTGTTTGGTCATCTGCCCAACTGACGATGCTCGGATTTTTCTACTTTCCATAATTAATCTCCGTCAGTAGGTTATAATGCGCTCGCACAGCATTCAATGACATAGTGCCAGTTGCTGTTGAGAATTAAAGCACTGTGAAAAAAATCTACAGCCACTGTGCCACGTTGACCTAGCGGATCGCCCGGTCCCGGTTTTGGAAGTACAACCTTAGGCCGGATTGAATCCCGCCCTGCAAGAGTTGCTGTTCCACCGAAATCTTCGCCCATGATGATTACAGGGTAAACATCAGGAGCAGTTGATCCTGCGGTGTTCTTCAACTTGATTGCGGAAGCCGTGCCGTCAATGCTTGTTGCGGCATTCGCCCACGGGACTGCCTGAGTCGTGACAATGAATCTCACACCATGTGCCTGCCCGATTTCTCCTTCCATACGGTCAGAAGGATCAGAATATTGTTCTGAGGGTACAAACCCCGGCAGATTCTCAATATCCTGTCTGAGATCCGTGTGGCAAACTGCCATAAAAGCAGGTCGCAACGGTGCAGTTGTGATGTTTGGAGATGCCTTCAAGTATGAAGTAATCTTCTTTGCATCCTGCCCCTCAAGGAACCGAATTGCTGTCTGCAGTAAGATCGCAGAATCACTCGTGGCGGCGTAACCTGAAGCTTTTATGCCTTCTTGGTTACAAATTGTTCCTGACGTACTTGCTCTCGTAGTGCCTGCAGTTGTCCCGGTGGAGTACGCAACATTAGTTGCATTTCGGAAGATCTTGAAATCAAGATAATCCTTCAACTCACCTGCCATAATACTGAGGCGGTCGCTGATCTGCTGAAGCAGTGGGTCAGTGGACACAGCCATCATCAGGTCTGTGACATTGACATACGTGCCGTACCTATTCAGCGTTGTTTTTAGTGTCGTTTGAGACACATTTTCAAAATTTGGAGTCACTCCTTCTGCAACGGGAGTATCCTTTCCTGTGATCGAGATTTTCTCGTATCTACGGAAACGAAGTTCCAAACCTTCTTTTAACGGTTTTACATCTCGTTGGGCGAATCTTGAAAATGTCAACAGCTTCATTGCAATAGGAAGCATTCGCTTCTGCAATTTAAACGCATCTGCTGACGAAAGATCACCATACGAGCTTCCGGTTAAAGTCCCGGTTCCACCATAACTTGCCATATTAATCTCCTATAAAGAGTGGCTATTGTTCATCTTGGGACACAATGTGGTCCCAAAGCTCGTCCTCATTCATGTTAGAGGTATCAACCTCTTGTGGAGGTGCTGTATTTTTTGCTAAAGATTTTGCTGTATCTCGTTTCTGTTGTTGCTTTCCTGATGCCTGAGGTGTAGAAGACTTCGTCTTCCCTCTATAACCTCTTCCTACATCCGTGTTCAACCACATCTGCGCTACAAACGCATGTCGTTTGGGATCTTGAGAGTTTTCAATTGCATCTCTCAAAGTAGGTTCTTCCTGCCAAAAAGCATTGAATTCATCGTTCTGTGCAATGTCGAGATAATCTTCTCCAACAGAGTTTTTCATCTCTCTGTCGTAGTATTCCAAATATCTTTGGTATTGTATCTCTTGTTGCGTCTTCTCGATTTCTTCAAGTTTCTGTTGAACCTCAGGTACTTGAGTCTTACCGCCTAACTTGTGATCTACAATCTTGTTGACCACTGTCATGACCTCTTCGAAATCCTTCATCGTCTGCTTGTCTTGATCCGACAAGAGTGACTCTAGGTTCTCAGGGTCTTTCTCAGGAGTCTCCTTCTGAATCTCATCGAGCTTCTGAAGTCGTTCCTTGTTCTCAAGCCTCTCAATCTGAAGGGCCTGAAGTTGGCGTTCCAACTCATTCTGCTTAGATTCGGTATCACGTTTGAATGAAGAATTGTCCTCATTCCGTTTGTGATAATCCTTCTCTAAGTCCTTGTACCTTTTCTCCCAATCGTGCTGTGGTTCCTCTTCTTGAGGCTCTTCCTGAATCTCTTCAGGGACTTCCTCACCAACAACAACTTCTTCTACTACAGCTTCAGGAGCAGTTTCATCCGATCCACTATCTGCAGGATCTTCTTTATCAACCGCTTCCCACAACTCGTCTGCGGACATCTCTGACTCTTGCGGAGCCGATGAAATCTCCTGTTCTTCTTCAGCCAAATCTACCTCCTACGGTGTACCCGTCTAGCAGGGCCGTTAATATTTGCCACCTTCCCTAAGGAGTGGATGACATTTTCCCGACTTCATCAGGGATTCCAACGATCTCACGATAAGCCTTAATCATACCAAGATTGTAATTGACTTTCGCAACATCGCTTGAATCACTAATAAATCCGTCTCTCTCTACTGATTCCTGTATTTCATTTATCTTTGCTTCTACGTGGGTGCATAAACGCTTCCACCCTAAATCGTCTGTCAGATGTCCTATTGCGACATCCTCAGGTGCATACTTCAGCCTGCCCTCCGCATAATTGCATCTGCAGTGGGTCCACCTTCCCGTAATTCCTGTTCCTGCTGAATGCGCTGATCAATCACGTTGCCGATATTGCCGGACTGTCTCTGATTCATCATTTGCTGTTCAGGTGGTACACCCTGCATTTGTTGTTGCTCCAACATCTGTTGCTGTTGTTGCATCATTGCCTGTTGCTGTGCAAGTTCTTTCTGTTCCTCCTCCTCATCAATCAGGATGCTCATGCTTCCTACTTGACTTGGTTTCAGAACATTACCCTGCTTGATGAGTTCCACCCGCTCCTTGATCTCGGATTCGCGCTCATCATCTGAAACCTTTTGCTTTTCTTCCAACAGTCTCTTGAGCTTTTCCAACTCTGCCTCTATCTGAGCCTTACCCTGCTCAAGTTGCAACTGCATTTGCATTTGTTCCTGCAATTGTTTCTGTTGCTGTTGCATTGCAGACTGCTGTTCCTGCGCTACTTGCTCCTGCGTTTTTACTACAAGTTCAGGCTCCATATTGAATGCCCGTGCAAGTGGTTTTGCCAAGTGTTCAAAGTTGAAGAAGTTCTGCAACTGTGGGCTTTGACCTGCTACCTGCAGGAAACTCAATAACTGTGTATTGTGTATCTCATCTGCTACATATCTCTCGTACCCTTGACACACTGCTTCAAAGTCTCCTTTGATCGATGCATCTTCACTGTCCACCATGAGCCAACGGTAAATAGCAGTGATTGATCCTGTGATCATGTTCGATACACTGCGTACGACACTTGCGGTCTGTCGATTCGCATTCGTATTCAAAAGCGACATCCCTGTTGCCGTACGAGTCTGATACGGTGAATCCTGACCCATACCTATAGGTGCAAGCCCTGTATCCAAATCCGACTCCTGTTGCAACATCTGAATCAACGGGACTAAACCCTGTGTCACATCAGGTATGATTACAGGCTTGAATGCAGAATTGACATCAACTCCGGGTTTCGTACGATACTGCTTTCCTGCCTGTACCCTCTCTGTATCCTCTCCGCTTTCAAATGCATTCGGGTCAATGACCGTCATCGGCACTGAACTCAAATGCTTACCTTCGATCATCATTGCGTAGCTGAAATTCATTACACTCTGAATGTCACGTACGCTGTACCAAATGCCGTCACCCCAAATCCGTTCAGGACTCCGTTGCCAATTGCAACTGTAAAAAGGGATCTGACCGTCAAACGGATTCTCTCTTATCCTGACAACTGTGTCTCCGATGCAGGTGATGACCACATCCAACATCCCTGACATGTCATCTTCATCAATATCAAGGTATGGCCCTAAATCCTTTGAATCTAACTTGCCCCAAAATTCTAATAACTCGTACCCCTTCTGTCTGTCGGAACTCCCACTTTCGTCTCCTCGTGTGGGATGCTCTGATTGGTCTTCTGAACGATGCTGTCCCTTATTCTCTTTAAGGGCTTCAAACATACGGTCTGCAAGAAATCCTTCCCCTGTTTCTGCAAGTTTTCTGATATCAATTGCAGATAGAAAAGACCTCTGAATGACATACTCTGCATCTTTAAATGAAGTGCATTCGGGCGAGGGAAAGATGTTCCAACAACTGACAAAGTTTGCAGTGGGAATAATCTCCTCTTCAATCTGAGACTCCACCTGACGAATCCCTTCATCGGTACTAACACTGCGATAGACAGGGTAATTATTACGAACAAGGCTAACGCTCTTAATAATCCCTGTACCATACAGACACATCTCGTGTACAACGTCATGGAGCGTTTGGCTATAGTCAGTTGAATCAAGGATATCCCTTATTCGCTTTTCCATGTTGAGCGCACGGAAGTATAATTCTTCCTGTGGACTCTCGCTCTGCAGATCCTCAGGTACAAACCGAGGTTTCCTGCTTGGCTTCACTGTAAACGGGATCTTACCGTCATTCAGAAGCATCGAAGTAAGACGAATCGATGCATTCTGCACCTTCCTGCGTGTGAGATTGATGTAAATCCCACGTTCTTCTGCTAACTCTGAGGCATGATTCAACGAAGTCGGGTATTTTGCACTATATGCATCATAGGCAGAACGCCAAAGGTCTTCTTGTGTCGTACGAAACTCTCTCGCTTTCTCATACTTCTCAGTAATCAACTGCGAAAGGTCATCTAAAGGCATAGAGCGTACCTTTAATCCGCCACTATCCGCCACTATCCGCCTTTCTTCTCTGTCTTTTTTTCCACCTTTTTCTTCTTCTTAGGTGGTCTCCCACGTTTTGACCCGTAAGTCCCCGGCCCGTAAGGCATTCATACTCCTTGTTTTAATAGGAGGGAAGAAAGCGTTCTCAGCGCAGGAGGATTTTCGCTTTCCGAACACAAACCACCCTCCTGTAAAGATAAATCTAAACTAAAGTGCAACGTACGTCAAACTTTTACGTACCCGGAGGGGAAAATAGATTAAAGGCAGGGTGTTTAAAATTGTACCGGGAGGGTTCTACATGTGAGTACGGGTACATACGGCACCCGAAACATGCAATTGCTAATGCCATCACAGTATCATCATGACTCCCGTACTGTGCCTGCATTCTACCGTTGGATTGCATCACAAATGTCTGTAACTCATCAATCAATACTGAAGAATATAACTTGATTTCTTCTTCTCTTATCAACTCCCTGAGAAAATCCAAAATAATAGGTTTACTTTTTACCGTAGTGTGGAACCCGATCTTCCTTTGACTCCTATTTGACCTCTCATCCAACACTTTTTCGGTGTAAATCGAAGGATATGAATGAAAATCCTGCAAATACTTCAATGTCACCAACCCGTGGTTGTTCCTTTCTACCAACATCATTGCATCATGATACCACTTTCCGATTGCCTTGAGTTGCCACGCCAACAAATCGGGGTCTATCTTAATCCTGAAAAATGCCTGCTCCTCATAAGTCTCTGCATCCAACACTACTGCAACACTCCAATCGGTATCACGCCTGTTAATCTCAATTCCTTCACTGACATCCACTCCGATACGGTACTGCCGATTCTTCCGAGGCTCCCTCCACACAGTGAATTCTCCTTCTGCATCCTCTTCCAACAGATACTTCGGATTTCCTCCCTTCTTCAACTTCTGAACCGGGATATGAAAATACCGTGGAGGTTTATCACGTAACCGATGTTCTGATCCTAAAACAAGTTCCTGCAATGCGTCCCTAGAAAATACCGACCTGCCTGTGCTTAAAAATGCTTCCCTTGGATGTGACGGGAATTCCTGATGAAACCTCAGTAAATCACCACCTGTCTGTGTATCAATATACATCCTGCGCCAATTCAACTTCTCTAAATCCACCTCAAAAATAAGAGGCTCATCCTTTCCTACATCATATGAAATCGTATGACCCAACAACTTCTTCTCTTCTTCTCCTCCGTATCTCTTGTCCTGACCTAAAGAATTCTCAAACTTCAACTTCTCTGTGTTCGACTTAAAAGGCTTCGTGTAATGTGAATAAATGAACCACGGAAAAAATCCTGCAACAAAACCGCTCTGCTTGTTGTATGCTTCCCAAAACATATCATGAAACAACCCTCCTACTCCACTTGCTGTACTCTCTACAAAAACCTCTGTCTGAAATCCTGCAATGACACAATTCACCAAACCTAAAAAATAATCCTCTCCTCCCTCTCCCCACGAGGCAACCTCACTGCAATGCAGATAATCAATTGCACTTCCTCTGACCTCTTTACCGCCTACTGTAGAAAGTGAATACTGTGAATTCAGCCCTCCCTGTTCTGTTCCGAAAACCAACTCCCGCTTGCCTGAATACCTCTTTGAAGGCTTTATCTCCTTTGGATAATTCTCTTCAAAAGTCTTTGTCATCCCGAACATCGTATCTGTGGCAGGCGCACTATGTGTTGTGATCTGTACTGTCTTGTTGAAATTCATTGTTGCATGTCTGAAATACCTTGCCTGTACATATGTTGATATACCAAACCTGCGGGCCTTCAATACCACCACCCGTATATGCTCATCCTCCTTCAACTGCTTCTCACACATGTGATGCAGTATCACCTGCACCTCATTCATCTCAAACGGGACCAACTCACCACTGCCGAAATTCTTGATCTTCAGACAATGCTTGAAATACAAAGGCATGTCCTCACGCAACCTCTGTAAATACTTCAGTGCGGATTCACTCATGCCTTAATCCCACTCCACTATCCGTCCACGCCAAATCTCCTCTAACTCTTCCTTTGTCACATACTTCTTCCTGCCGTCAGGTCGGCTCTGAAATTCATGAATCAGAATCTTGCCACGATTCGGGGACGGTCTTCCCCTAGACTTTTCTCCTGCCTTCCTCCTCATCTCAGGAGTCAACCGATCAGGGAAACTCTGCTGTGCTTCCTTCAATAAACACCCACAACTGCGGATCTCTCCGTGCTTGTAATGACTCTCTCTTACCTTCTTCTCATTTCCACAGTCGCATTTGTATAACCAATAGGCATGACTCGACTTACTTCTATACAAAAACCTGATTGGAGTAAGCCGACTCCCTTTTGGACGGGTCATGACAACCTCGACCTCTCTTCTACTAATCCTCCCCTGCCGTCTGAGTACACCTTACTCTCATATCCGTCACATTCCACCTTGTCTACCTCGACTCCTCCTGTGCGGAACTGACCTACCTGCTCGATCCCGTCCCTCTGCAACTTCTCAATCTCACGGCTTAAATAAAACTGTGCCTTGCACAAATCCTGTAACCGATTCCCCTTGTGATCTGCTCTTGCACAATACTTTACTACATTTCCGATCCCGTAACTCAATTCCCACTCCTCGATTGCATCTAACACCTCGATCCTGCTCTTGGTGTAGTGCGGGGGATGAGTCACGGGGTCGTTCTCAACATTGATTGTTGTCATATCTGTCTTCTTGATGATTTGTTGAAGGCGTTTCTTCGTGGGTGCGTTTCTCCCACATTCCCAATGGTTCACTGCCTGTGCTGTTACTCCGTATGTTCTTGCGAACTCGCTTTGTGACAAGCCTAATGCTCCTCGGATATTACGTACCTCCTCTGTTCTCTCCTGCGCTGTATTCATAACGAGTATTTGTAAGGTTTGTTTTCAAAATAATCATGGAACCCTGACCACTTGCGGTACATATCATCCCGCACTACTGTGTCCCACCGTTGGTTTATAACCCTCTTCTCGACTGCCTCCCTCTTCGGTAACCACCCCTGTATCTCCACAGCTACTCCTTCAGTCCTGCAGAATACAAATACGTTGGTTGCTGTGTTATCAGAAATGATCCACTCTAGTGGAAATCCTGAGTTCCTCGACTTCGTGGTGTTCTTCACATCAATATTATAGCCGTTCCACACTGTGTCAATACCTCCGTCACCCCACTCCCTGTATTCAAAGTCGGGTTCTGTCCCTAATACCCTGCATACTGCGACCTCCCCCTTGGCTCCGCTGATGTTCTGAGAACGTCCGTATTTCTTCGGTCTGATATCTGCTATTTCTCTGACATCACACATGTCCTCCTCATTCAGAAGGTAGCGTACGAATCCGTTCTCTGCGAGATATTGCTCCTCCTCTTCCTTTTCGATCTCTGCGAAATAGGTGGGGTCTAAGAATATGTCCTCCACTTTTAGTCCTCTCTTTTTCCAAGTGTATGCTTGCTTGTAAGAGCGGGGGGTCGCTCTGATTGATTCTAGATTTATCTTAGTCACTAAATCCTCCTAACTTCTTTATGTATAATACCACCATCCGTCCTGCGATTGGGGGGGGGTCTTTGGATCGTACGTTCATTTAGTTTTCATCATTTTGTATGACAATGTTATAGTTTAGTTCAGTCTTTGTATCTTATGTTTGAACATCCGAAACTAATGGGTTGATTTCCTTAACTTCAGGCAATGAATCTAACTGTTTTAATAGTAGTTCAAATTGTACTTTGTTTTCAGTACGTTGTACAGTTTGCTTCGGCAGGTAATCCATCACTTTAGTTATTGAATCGATACATTGTTTAGCAGTGTTAAAGTCCTTCTTTCCTTGGCTTAGTTTGGCAAGCTCAAGATACTTAGCGACACAAGTTTCTAAGCTTATTCCAAGACTCTCTTCAACCTGTTTTCTTTTCTCTTCTATGTATTCATGTATCTTTGGGTTTTTCAATAATGCATTAGCCTGCTGTCCAACACT